TATCGTTATTCGCGTTGACCCGCGCTGAGTTCTGACGCCTGTAAATTTAGCCATTGGTTCAATTTTCCCACGTTTATTAATGTTTTGTGTCCGACTGTTTGCCAGTGTACACCCTTGTCTAACTTTTTGTGTAACCATCCCTCTAAGGTTCTGACAGTTATCCCCATATCTTCTGCTACTTTTGTTTTATGCTGCCATTCCATCGTTAAAATAATCCTGGCGGGCCTTCTACGTCGAGTCTAAATTGCTTGCTCACCGGGACTTTGTAAAAATAAACTTCTTCAAGTTGTCGCGTGTAGTCTTGTGTGATTCTCTTTGCCTCTAGCTTTTTCTTAGCTTGCTTTAGTTTACGCAGCATTGAAGGCTGAGAGTATTTATCATTAAAAAAAGCCTTCACAAATGCGATTACTGAGGCCTTCTTTTTTGCGTGTACGATGTCATCTTCCTCAAAATATTCTAGGATTTCGTTAATCTGTTGAGCGTAAATGCCGCCTTGTTTAATCTCTCTATGGGATAGAGTGAACTTGCCATTTTTAAATTCTTTCCTGGTGCCGTCTCGATGCAGTCCTTTAAGCAATAACCAACTTGGCTCATGGGCGAACTTATAAGTGTCAATGAAAGCCTTATAAGATATATAGTTACTGTTGCCAAGATCAATAAAAGACATCATATGGTCGTCAAGCGACCATTTCTTATTATTGGAGTTAAGTCTTTGAACGTCTGCTAATGTAAGGCCTCTTATCTCGACATAGTGAAACGGAATACCTAATTCTTTACAGGCCTCCATTCGATGCTGACCGTCAATTATGTAATGCAATTCGTTAACAATGATAGGTACAGGAATATACTGCTCAGTCATTGACTCAATTAGTTTCTTAACATGAGACTCTCTTATCATTCGATTCCCATTTAAGATTTTAAACTTGTCGTACTCAGTGCTTTCTATTACTTTCACGCAGCGACCCCTTTTAACATAACTTTAATTTTGCTTTTCTTGACTCAAATCCTTCCTCAAATTCCTTATATTCTTTTTTTGTCTCTACCCAAAAGATGCGTTTTTTTGGTTTGTTGCGTTCCGCAAATCCATGTTTTTGACGAGGGCCAACACTTCTAAAAGTCATTCTGTGTTGTTTTGGCAATACTTCTTTTATTCGTCGGTACAAACTACTCATATCAGAATTTGTCATGAAGTCAGTCTCAACACATTCATCGCTGTCCGGTGTCAGGTTTTTTATTGCAACAAGCAAAGGATGATCTAACGGCCATGCGCCTCTTTTCGTGCCTCTCAACGGTTTCGATTTTTTTGTTTGATTAAAGTCTATTACTTTCACTCGCAATAACTCCTGTGGCAGCTAGGGCAGCCCGTGATCCATTCTTCATAGGCTTTCGGATAATCAACAAAATCAAAGCCACAGTGAGGACATAGACAACTATCGGGTATAAAAACTACCCAAGGCGTTAACTCTGCTTGTGCCTCTAAAATGTCCATTCTTCTCGCTTTGTCACCTTTCTGTTGATCGTTCATTGTATTTGCCGGGGACGGTGTACATCGGGAACCAACCGCCGCACACCTATTTATAAACGCCCCGCGAGGGGGAGTGGGAATCCGCTGATGCCCCGGCGCACCTGCGTTAACCATTGTTTGCGATTGGTGTAATAATTTTTGGCTTTTTGCCAGGTTTCGGCTGTGGCGCCTCTGATGCTGAACCGTTCTTACTGTCCAACATTTGCATCTCATTAGCCACAATCTCAGTCGAATACTTCTGGACGCCATCTTGCTCATAGGATCGTGTTTGCAGTCGGCCTTCTAGATACAGCTTTGTACCCTTCTTCACATAGTCTCTAACTACTTCCGCGAGTCGGTTGAAGAAAACTACGCGGTGCCATTCAGTGCGTTCTTGCTGCTCTCCCGTGTTTTTATCTTTCCATGTTTCGCTAGTAGCGATTGAGAGATTAGCGATCGGACTATTCCCATTTTCGCGGCACTCAGGGTCGTTTCCCACATTCCCCACTAAAATTACTTTGTTGATTCCTCTGGATGCCATTGATTAGCCCTCACTTGTAAATTGTCTACTATTAATTCTTTGCTGAGTTTTATTACTTCGCCCTCTAAATCTTTTACCATTTTCTTTGTTGGCTTAAATTCGATCACATGAATCGGCGGTGTATATCGTTTGTGATAAGAAATAAACAGACACTTCCGAGCGCCCTCATGCCACATACAAGAGATTTGAGCCAACATTTGCGTGATGTATTCCTCTTTAATCTGGCCTGTGCGGATTGTCCTTCTGTGTTCTTTAGCTTTAGGTGATTTAATTTCAACCAGACAAGAAGGGTCATCTTCTAAAACTCCGTCAGGGGATGCTGCAAAAAACGGAATATCTGGATGCACGTATGGCATTTTGTCTAAAATCTTTCTGCCCGTTAATTCTTGCCAAATTTCTTTAGCAATAGGTTCGTTATCTTCGCCATCCTTCATCCATTTTGATTGACCACCATCCTCAATCACACCTGTATCAAGCTCTGCCCCTTTTATGTCTAATAAAGTCTGTCTCCCTATCTTGTTATACTTACCACTTGCGCCCTTCTTAATCGCTGAGTGAAGAACAGACGCGGTAAAGTTCCCGATTCTCTCAGGAGCGGTTTGCGGGTCTGCTTGTAGCTCGTTCTTAGGCCTAGATGACATTATTACGCCGCATCTGTCTCTGCCAAAATATCTTCAAAATGTTCCATTAACTTCCCTATATTCAGCACAGTGCTAGGCGAATACTTTTTGCTAATTGTTTCTCTTGCTTTGCGAACATCTATTAGGGTTCCCAAACATTCAGTCGTTTGAACATTGTACTTTACGAGTTTAAAAAACTCCTTTTCAGCCTTTTGGTATTCGGTTTCTTCAACTTCTTCCTGTTCTTTCTGTTGAATCAAGGCCGCCGCGATTTCTTCTGCACTAGCAAACTCTGTCCCGCCTAAACCTAGACACGCCAACACTCGACCAATGGCAGAGGTTTCGCAATTTTCAATGTGGCTTGTGCTATTAATTCCTTTGTCGCCTTTGATCTCTTTCGCATGACCGACGGCCCTCGTTCTTCCTTGGTCATCTTTAACAATGGCTTTCATGGTTATAATATTTTCGTCAGTCATATCATTGATAATTTTTGTTAAAATTGACCAACCCTTATATTGTTCCCTCTCTCGAAACAAGCCAACGCGACGAGCAACCGAGTGATAGTCTTTTCCATGAATCGTAACGATACCGAGGCTTAACTTTTCTTCTTTGCTTAACGAGCTTAAATCTAATTCTGTTGTCTCTAACATTAATACACCTTAATTTTACTAATACGCTAACGTAAATTTTTTTAAGTTAAAACCATTGGGACAAAAGTTCCAATTACGACACCAACCTCTACATCTCCACCATTAAGTTTAAAAACGCGATCTGGAAATTTAGGGTTGGTTAATTCATAGGTTTCGTTCCCAATGTATTTAGCAAAAACAACACTATCATCTTTGACTAAACACACCGAATTACCACTACTAATTTCTATTGTCGGATCGACGTAAGCGTAACAACCTTCTTTCAGCTCTGGCTCCATTGCCGTAGAATTAACGATGAAAGCTCTAACCTCAGTGTTACAATTTCCTGGGTAACTAATGCTGCTACCATTTCTTATAGTAATCTTTTTACCTGCCGCCATTTGCCTCGCTGCCTTTACAATATCCGTCTCCGATCCCTCTATGATCGAAATTTGATGAGTAGGTGTACCGGAAAGCAGCGCATTAATCCGTGGTGAGAAATCCTTTACTTGACAGTCTAAGAGTCGGGCAAACACCAGAGCTTGCTCCGGGGTTAGAGGGGACGAGTTAGGCCTAGACGACATTATCTGGCTTACTCTACTTTGTGTTGTTAGCCCCAAAACTACACTTATCTGCTCTTGGTCAATAGGCTTTTCGCCTCTAGCCTTCTGAGCTTCGACCTTATTGACATAAATATTGTGCAGTTTTACCTTTTCTCTTATTTGTTCTTCTGTCAGTTTAGGCATTTTGATTCCACATTAATTTACCAAATAGATATTAGCAAATCTAATGACCAAAACGCAAATCTGCAAACGCTTCCCAAATACTGATTGTTACTATGTCAAAGTTTTGGCGCCGCAAACAGGCAAAATTTTCAGTTTTTGTGACAATATCGAAAGAAAGCGTCAATTTATTGAAAATAAAACTGGAAAAAATGAAGTTATGTGATACTGTCGGCATAAATGGTATTAACAAAATTAATATTAACCTATTTGAAAATAATAAAATGGCAAACCCAAAGCTAGATATAAAAAATCAAATGGTGAGTTTTTTACCAACCAACTATGAAAAAATTTTTCGTCAACGAGCTGTTGCAGTTAAAGAAAAACTTGAGAAGCAGCAAGGCAAAAAAATTACATGGAATGAGTTAGCTGAAAAAGCAAATCTCGATCCAGAAACTACCTCGCGGATATTGAACGGCACACAAAAAAATATAAGATTGCATGAAGCAATCGGAATAGCTGATGCCTTAAAAACTACTGTTTCCTACTTGGTTAATTTTCACGATACAAAATTTATGCTAGATCAAACTCGATCAACTTATCAATATTTCGTGACTGATCTTGAAAACAACCTGCAAGCTCAAGCCTATTTAAAAGAACGCGAAGAGCAAATAAAAAAACAGTTAGAGTATTTTCAAAAAATCTTATACCGAGTTGATGCGCTCGACGAGCATTGATTAAAAATTTTTTCTCTGGCAATATTAGTTAAATTAATATGTATTAATTTAATAAGGAAGCCATGAGAGAAGCATTGTTAAATTTCAAAGTGCGAAAAAAACTTACTCAGAAAGAACTAGGAGATATGTTTTCTGTCTCACAAGGGACAGTTTCAGAGGCGCTAAGAACTACATCCAACGGTGAGCGCCGTTTCTCTGTTGAAAAACTCGACGGAGTTCCTAAACCTAAACACGTAAAAGGCCCTATCTATGCTCTCTATGTAGAGAAAACTATGGGGATCGGGCAACTACCTTGGGATATTAACAGTGTCGGCACTAACGGCGAATGACATCTGTTTGCTCATTGAGTCAATTACAGGAAAGGCACCGCGAAAAAACGAACGAGGCTATGTTGCCAGGTGTCCGGCACATGAGGATAAAGCAGAGAGTTTAAGTATTAGGGACGGCGATAAAGGAGTTTTACTGAATTGTTTTCAAGGATGCAGATTTAAAGATATTTGCGCGGCGTTGGAAATAGAGCCGCAAAGGTTATTTAAAGACTATGGTGATAAGACTCCCGAAAGAAATAAATATCGACCATCTAAAGCCGAGCGCGAACGATTCGAGGAAGATACCCTTATCGTCTATTTCTATAACGAACGAAAAAATTACGGATACGAACAAGACGAGGAAGAACATAAGGCTAAACTCAGGGCCGAGCAAAGGCTACGCACTTATGTCCAAAGACAAACTGAGGGAAAAGATAAAGCACGACACCGAGCAGTTTATTCTAAACGGCGGCACCATCACCCAACTCCCAAGGGGGGAGAGTGAAGTAGTTGTTAGCTTTCAAGACAAAACAAAAATATGAGCGAAGGTTTTATTACTGTTCATCGTCAAATGATGAAGCATTGGATATGGGACGAACCAGAGGCGTTAAAGTTTTGGATGGCGTTGCTATTAGAGGCTAATTGGGAAGAAAAAAAAACAATGTTTAACGGGAGTTTATTAACCGTTGGAAGAGGCCAGTTAGTTTTCGGGCGAATAAAATATTCAAGGAAATTAGGCATTTCCGAGAAGCGAATTAGAAGGTATTTAAATTTGTTAGAAAAAGACGACATGATAGGCCAACAAAAAACTAATAAATATACAGTTATATCAATAGTTAACTACGAATCTTATCAAAATAGGGCCAACGAAAGGCCATCAAAGGGCCAACAAAAGGCCACATCTAAACAAGTAAACAATAATATAGGGGGAAAAACGAAGTTTGTTCCTCCGACTGTTGACCAAGTTCGAGAATATTGCGACGAAAGAGCAAACAACATTAACGCTGAATTGTTTGTAGACCATTACACCGCTAACGGATGGTATCGAGGTAAAAACAAAATTAAAGACTGGCGAGGTTGTGTTAGGACTTGGGAAAAAAGGAATAAGACA